AGATTAAAAGCAAATGGAGTAGATCCTAGAGATGTAATTTGTGATAGTGATATTCCTCCTCAATATAGATTCTGTGAATATATTCTCGATGAAAAGAATCTTAATAATCTTGAAGAACGTGGAGATTTTGCTAATATATCTGCAAGATCAACATATCTTGATCAGATGATAACGTATGCATCTAGACGCAAAGGACAAAGTGCTATTGAATCTAATAAATTAGATTATGTAGGTACTTTAGAATGTGGGGTAAGAAAATTAGATTATCATGAAATAACAACAGATATTGGAAAGTTACCATATCTAAACTTCTATATATTCTGGTTGTATAATATTATTGACGTTGTAGTTCAAGTATGCATAGAAGCACAAACAGATGATCTAAAATATGTTTTCAATAATGTAATAGAAATGAATACACCGTTTCAAAAGATATTTAGACAAACTAACTATCTTGGAACTAAAGCAGTAGAGTTTTATAAGCACCATGAAGGAGTAATCATAGGTAATAATATTAATAGGTTTGGAAAGAAACCTGATGAAAAATTCTCTGGTGCATTTGTAGCAGATCCTACTAAGATCTCTGATAAAAATAAAGTCAGGATAAATGGTCAGCCTATTTATAAATATAACAATGGGAATGACTTCGATTACAAACGTCTGTATCCTTCTTTGATGCAAGAATTTAATATGGCAACCAATACTCAGGTTGGTAAGATTTTTATAGATAATCCTCCTTATAAAGATCCTGAATATCTTAAACTTAGTCCTGGAGGAACATTTACAGAAAATCTTGCATCTTATAATTACATTGAGTTTTGTCATAGGTGGTTAGGAATGATGGATGTAGAAGAAATCTTGCAAGAGATTCCTAAGATGAATTTATCTAGCGATAAGAAACAAGTTATAGATCTTATCAATCCTAATAAAATTGTATCTATAGATATTCCTATGCCTAATTGGGTTAAGGATGAAGTAGATAAGATTAGAAAGGAATTGTTATAATGGGTATTTTTAAAGAGTTTGTAATAGATGGTGAAAAACTAATGAAATGCTTAGTAGAAGCTAAAAATCTCAAATCTGAAATAATTCATATTCCTTCTAAGATGCTAAATAAATATAGGTATACAGATTATAAAAACACCTTTGGGTACAATATGCCTCAGATTTATGGAGAGAGTTTTAATTCAGTTTTTAATATAGGGATATTTGAAAAATTATATGATGTAATATATCCCATTCCTGAGGATTTGAATGTAGAGTATATTTCTTTCTTTGGTAAAAACTTAAATCCTTTCTTTAAAGATATTAAAGAAAATGGATTAAATACCGATAAATTATCTATATTAATAGGATATGAGCAAGTTGGAGATGTTGAAAAAGGTTATGTACATAGAATATCAACTGTTTACCAAAATATAAATGGAGAAAATATTATGGTAAGTTTAGGTTGTCTAGGAGAACGGAATAAGATAAGCACTCCTATATTTGAAAATATTATAAACTATATCTCCAAATCAGAAAATGAAGATATTTCATACATGGATATAACAAATAATGAAAGTTTTAGATCTATTATAGATGATCATAAAACATCTGATGGAGCATTTAGATTTGTTCCTACTGGAATGGATGGAAGATCATTACCTGAGTATATGAGTTATATCTCTAAATCTATTTTAGATATTTCTAAGAATGATTCTATATATCTTTGTGCAAATAAAATAGATTTCATATATTCTTTGTTTAATGGAGTAAATCTTATGAGGTTTATCATAGTAAAGAAAAGTAAGAAATGTAAGATAGACACAATATTCGTTACTAGACGAATGTAGGGGTGGGTTTATTGGTCACATCTGATGAAAGACAGATGAGAGATGTAATATTGTTGTATACTAAGATGCAAGATCATATCATGTTTCTTGGACCTAATGCAACAATGAATATGAATGTCTCTTTGTATATTCCTGTAAAAGCTGGAGAGGGATATACAAAAAAATATTATTATAGAGAAGTACAGTATACAGATAATGAAGGATTTAAAAAAAGAAAAATAGTTAGAGGATTTGATTGTTTTCTAACTATAGAGAATCTTAGAAGAAATAAATCAGATTTTAGAGAATCAGTAATGCTAAATGCTGGTCATTTAGAAATGCTTAGATTATCTCTATTACCGAAGTTAGAAGACTTTGTATTATATCCTGAGAATACATATGAATCCAGAAAAGGGAAATTGTATGCAAAGAAATCTGAGGGTGTAACTATAGATTTACCAGGGAATAAGTATATTATATTTAGCCCTGGGTTGCATAAGTATTATAATGAAGAAGTACAACCTTGTTTAGACCTATATCTAAATAACAAAAATAATATCATAAGTATGAGTTTCCAAAAGGTGTTGGAGTTTATGAATCTTATAAGAACTTTTCAAATCTATAATTATGCTTGTACTATGATTAATTCAATGCCTACTCCTATCCCTGGATATAATATGTATGATATGAGTATAAATCAAGAAGAACTTTCATTCTTTGATACAAGAAATAAAAACAAGAGAATGCAGTAATCTGCATTCTCTATATTTTTTTTTAGTTAATTGTAAGCATAACAGGTTGGTTCTTATTAGCAGCAGATACAAAGCTTTGATCAAAGATTTCTACTACTTGTTGCCTATCTCTTGCTTTTTCTTCAAGAGAAGATAATTTCAGATCAATGTTTGCATATACGGTTTCTAAATTATCATACATCTTTAATTGTTCATATAAGTAAGTAGCCACATCAGCTGTTGCTAATCTTTCAAATATTTCCATTTGAGTAGGAGGAATTGTTTTCAAATTATCTGCATGTTTTACAAATAATGAAATAGGTATCCGCTGGAACTTAGTAATAAAACTAGCAGAGATTGCTACATTTAATTTAATTTTATTAGGTGGGATCCATTCTACATAGATACCATTTGCAAAAGCAGATACATGGTCAGCCATCTGAACAATATCTGCATATGTTCCAAAATCAACAGATGAAGACATCATATCATATGTATTTACCCCACCATAGGTCAAACCAGGAAAGTGGGCAGACCAGCTATGCCAATCTATATCCCCACATCCAATGATAGTCTGGCTTTCGCATATTGTTTCATCTATGAGCCAATAATCTCCTTTTTGGTTTTCAGGACCAAGTTGATAAGGAACTTTATTAGGAAAATAACGAGAGAATGTATCTAATGTTTCATTACAAATAACTTCTCTTGCCCATTTATCTTTGGAAAGATAATCTGGTAAATTCATCTGCATTGTTCCTAAACGTCGTTCTATCTTATTAAGGAGTTTAGTCATTTCATTTGCCATTGGCATATTATTCACTAATCCTTTCACATTAAAAAGTCTATTATACTAATGTGAAACAAAAAAAACAAGGGCTTATTATAAGCCCTTGGGAACTTTATATTCCCCGTTTTTAAACAGGGAATCAACCTTCTTTTGAAGGAGCTTTTGTTTATGCTCCTTCATATCTTTTTTATAAGCCTCCTCGTCATATGTAACGAGGTTGGGCTTATCGTAGTACATGTCACTGTACTTACCAGTGACACGTTCTACTTCTTCTAATAAACTAGCGTGATAGTTAATTACGCTAAGTCCATAGAAGAATCCACCAATGATCATGGCGAAAATAGCTAAATCTTTCAATTTTTTACTCATTTTTATTCTCCTTTTCTGGATACTTTATTGAGTATCCAAAACAACTTTTTTGTATTTTCACCATAATAATATACAGTTGAGTTTTCTTACTTTTACACTATTCAAATTCAGTAACATCCATCAAACTAGGAACTTTATTTTCTTTGATATTTCCTAATCCTTTATTAGGAACTATAGCACCAGGGATCTTATTAAGATCTATATAGTTACCATAATTCACTTTAGGAACTTTAGGAATTATATCCCCAGGGTTAGGCTCATTCTTTCCAATAAATGATTTTTTATTCATACTTTCATAATCCACCTTTCCAGGTTCTATGGAGTTCAATCCATCCCCGATTTCTTTTTCATCTAAAAGCACATCTTTATTATACAAACTTGCATAATAATCCACAGCATCTTTTATTCCTGTAATTAGAATACTGAGATTGTGCATTACCAATATAAACTTCTTTGTAGATTTATTGTACAACCCAAATATATCAGTAGATACAAAGAAGCCTTTACTTAATACCATCTTATCTTTAAAATCTAAAGATTCAGGATAAGATTTACTTAGCAAATCTACTACATAAAATAGATTTTTGAATAGGATATTTTTATCATCTTCAGAGTTTAAGGACAGAGACTGGATATTCTTTTTATCTACATATTTGAAAATAGTTTGTTTTATTTCTCCAGTAACCTCAACATCATTTAGATAATAATATTTCATTAAATCCCATTCTTTTTCATTTACTAAATCAAATCTAACCCTTTCTACTGCATCTCTAGGGTTAATAAATTCAATCTTATTTCTAGGAGTAGTTATATAAATTGTTTTATCTTTCTTTTCATCTCTAATAATTTCTGCTCCTGTAAAATAATATGCTCCTTTCTTATAATAATTTTCAGAAATGATCCTCTGATATCTTGTAAAGATATCTATGAAATAATCAAACATAGCTTCATCTGTTCTTAAAGCAGGAGATGCAAAAAGTTTATTTGCTTTCTTAGCTGCTTCTATTTCAGACCTGCGAATAAGATCACTAATAAAATCAGGTTCTATAATACCTGCTGCAAATAAAGGAATAGGATCTTCAATAAAGGCCATCTTAAAGAACTTAGTATAGTTTATAAAACTATTTTCAAAATAATCATCATTGATAGCGAGATTATACATTCTACGAAATTCAATATTCGTAGATAACCATCTATCTACTTTGTTCTTTACAACCTTTGTTCTAGAGATCTTTATATTGTTTTCTAATGAAAAACATATAGTATCTTCATCGGGAAGAATATAAGAATGAATGTAATCCAGTATATTACCAGACTCAGCCTTTCCTCTACCCCAAATATATATCATATCTATTAGATCCATTAAACTCATAGGACCCATAATACATAGATTATGATAAGTTACAGGAAGATACTTCTCTCCGTCTATACTCTTATTTACCTTTTCAAAAGGAGTACGAAGATTTAACCAATTAAGATTCTTATCAATCTTGTCATATCCAAGATTTCTAAATAAAGAAGCCATATATTGGAGTTGGGTTAAATGATCTCTAGTACAATCTCCTTGTTCCATTTGAAGCATTTTGTCATAGGAAGTGATCTTAATATCTTTTCCTCCTATATTCATTACATAATAATCCACCATATCATTCTCCTCCATTATAAAAAATTCTTAAGAATTAAATAAACCATCCTAGTCATGATAAGTATAATAACTCATCATATTTATAATATATAATCATGGAGGATTTTCCATAGTATCTTAAAGATACTATGGAATTTGTAAGGCAATGGTTTTATATTCTAAGGCAAAATAAGTGTGTTCAGTCATTCCATCTTTTACTTTTCTAAATACTAATCTAACCCCATAGTCTCTTAATAAGACTATAATCTCATTATTTAAAGTCTCGTTATCTATCTTAATAAGAGAGAATGAAGATATAGCATTCAAAATATCATTCTCCTCTTCAGTTTCTTCTGCTTTTTTTATTTTAGAAAAAATAAGATCAGCTACTATTTTATCATCATCCATTTTTTATACCTCATAAAAAATAACTCACCAGGATATAAGTTCCTGGTGAGTATCATATTAGAACTGAATAATATTTGTGTAAGTTATATTCTTACTATCTAACTTACTAATACCAATTTCTTCTAAAGGAAAGCTTCTTAAGTTATCTTGAATAATACTGATATAATCAATAAAAGGAACTATCCAATCAGGGATTTCTACATCTGAAGGAATAGCTATTGAAGATACTTCTCCTTTAAAGTTTTCATCCTTTAGAAGTTCGATCAATCTTAAATAATGATTAGGATGAGATTCTGCTATTAGATCTGCATTCTTAGAAGTTATATTTGTTTTAATAATAAGAATAGAATTTCTTCCTTCTAGATCTATATTTTCTTCTTCCTTATCTTTGATTTCATTATATGCTACAGATGCTTTGATTCCTTGAATACTCATAGGTTTCTTATAAGCATACATTGACTTTATTCTAGCAGGTTTATGGAAAGACTTATCCTTACTCTTAAGAGATTCATAAATCTCTTTTTCTAGAATAGCAAACTTCTTTATGATATCAACCTGATCAATGAATGAGTTTCTAAGAATATCAAATTCTAGAATCTTCTTCAATCTATTAGATGTAGTTTCAGGTATCCCCACTTTAGTCATAGGAAGACCCTTTATATCAAGTTGTTTATTTTCAGGAACTATATTCCCTTCTTGAACTAACTGTAAATCTGCATAGTTCTTTTTACCTTTTGTAAGAAGTAAGCATTTGAATAAGAATTCATTCTTCATGATAAGAAGGCAATCTCTATTATCTGCTTTTGTATTGTAGTTTTCACTAAATAAGACCATATAATCTAAGATCAATTGGCTTACTATATAAGACATGATATCTACAATACTATATCTAAGAGAATCTTCTTCAATTACAACTAAAGGATATTTCTTTCTCTTAGCTTCAACCAATTTATCATTATAAAAATCATAATCATATTTAGGTTGATTTTCTTGATATTGTTTAATTAACTTATCTCCCTCTTCTTCTAATTGAGCTGAGGTATATTTTACTTTCATCGGAATTCCAATTGTATATTTTAGTACAAATCGATACCATTCATCAAGAGATATAATACAAGAATCTGTATCCGTTATAAGAACTACATCTCGTTGCATATCATAAACTCTAGGGAGTTTATCTATATACATATGACGATAGTATACGTATTCGAACATGATATCTTTTAATAATACCAATTCTTCTTCAGATTCTTTGGGAATCTTATTAGGATCTAAGAAAGGTTTCTCTAATTTAACTAAAATTGTTAAGATAAGATTGATTATCTTTTTATTCTCACAGAACTTGTATAAATTGTTCTTGTAATATAAAACATTGATACATCTTTGATCTAAATTACAGATTGTCTTCCAGATAGCATCTCTTGCTTCATCTGAAGGAATCCATCCATCTCCACCACAGTTCTTCATTATTCTTAAGAAACATTCTTCGATAGTTATATTTCTATCAAGTATATCACAATCTTTAAATCTATAGAATTTGGGATTCTTTTGATCTTCTACTATATTTTCTATAAATTGTAATGTTTCTGTAAGAGATGAAAATTTAACATTGTTTCCAAGGAAAGATTCAAACATGGTAATGGATGCGGATATACAAC